TCAAAACATTCACCGCCACCACTGTTTATATATACATGAGCATCTGTAATGCCGTCGGCAATAAGATCCTGCACAGACTTTTTAAAAGCCTGCGCAGATTCCTTCCAACCAGCAATACTGCCAACAATTTCAATCCTTGCCTTACCGGCATTTAGCACACAACTAATCATACTTTACATACTTTATTGCATTTCGTTCGTAAACTTCCACGACAAAAATCATATAAAAAGATAACCGCACAAATTGACCTGTTTTTTATTGTCGTTATTTGAGCGTTAAACGGCATTTAACGGTAGTTTAATGATGCTATTTAGACAATGAAAAATCGCTTTTTTCATGTGCCTATATATAAGTGTAATCTTTGTGCAAAGAGATTATAATTATGGCTGATAATACCGGTAAGTATAAGAAGTTAAAAGTTGAAGCGAAGAAGTTGTTTGTCATCGACGGCCTAACGGCTAGTGAGATAAGCATCCGTCTTGCTATATCCAAAAAAACCCTGTCTATATGGGTGAATGAGAATGAGCAGGCATGGAAAAAAGAGCGCGAGGCACGCATGCAATCAACCACCAAACAAGGTGATAACATTCGTGCCATTATATCTGAGTTAGCTGAACGTAGGCTTGCTATCATGCGGCAAGTAGAAGAGATTGAAACGAAGATTGCAAACCTAAACGGCAAGGGTAAAGAGGACGATGTAATAGCTATGCGCAACCAGATACTTGACCTGCGAAAACAATCGGTTAACATAGCCGATGAAACTAGCAAGTGGAACAAGGCCTTAAACGAAAGTTACAAAGGTAACAACCGCATAACACTATCTATCTACTTAGAGGTGATGGATAGTATTTTCGATTACCTGCGCAAATGGAATCCTGACATTTATAATCAGACCATTGATTTTCAGGAACAATTGTTGAACGAGCAATCACGAATACTAGGATAGCCATGAGACTGGAAGATAAAAAAGCCAAAGAGGAATATCTAGCCAAGCTGGCGCGGGCACGGTCAACGGGTTCAAAAATAAACCCGGATGAGTCTTTGACCGATAAGATGAACCGCATTCAAAAAGCTAAAGGTGATTTACTGTTTTTCGTTGAAACTTATATGTCACATTACGCCTCGGCCGAATGTGCACCTTTTCAGCTAGAATTTGGCTATATGGTGAAGAATGATCCTTTGTTTAAGGGTTATGCCGAATGGTTTCGTGGTGCCGCTAAGTCGGTTTGGGTAGATATTATTATACCCTTGTGGCTGTGGATCAACAAAGAGATATATTACTTCTGTATAGCAAGCAACACGCAAGATAGAGCTTCGGACCTACTCGAAGATTTACGTGCTGAGTTTGAGGGTAACGAAATGCTTATACACGATTTTGGTGTGCAAAAAAGTGTTGGCCAATGGGAGAAAGGGCACTTTGTTACACAGAATGGATTTATCGGTAGAGGTTTCGGTATGCGGCAAAACATTCGTGGACTTCGCAAGGCTGCGCAACGGCCTGACTATTGGGCTATCGATGACCTTGAAAGCCGCTCAACCATTCAGAACTCAAAGATGCAGGATAAGTATGTTGATTGGATCAAAGCCGAAGTGTTACCAACCATGGTAGGCGCACGTAGGCGGTTTATTGGTGCCAACAACCGCTTTGCGCCACGAATGGTACAGACCATTCTGCGCGAGCAAAACCCTGATTGGACGTGGCACTTGATACCAGGATATGATCCGGTTACTTATAAGTCTGCTTGGCCGGCTATGTACAGCTCACAGTATTGGAGACAGCAAGAAAAAGACTTGACCGTACCCTATGCGCACAGCGAGTACAACCATGTGCCAATGGCTGTCGGCAAGATTTTTAAGGAAGAAATGATTAGTTACGGTCCTCTTCCCGAGCTTAACTTAATGAATGCAATTGTCTCTCATTGGGATATCGCCTACGCAGGTAATAGCACAAGCGACTATAATGCGGTTAAGATTTGGGGACGGCACAAAAAAGACTTTTGGCTGATTGATTGTTTCGTGAAGCAAAGTAAAATGAAGTTGGCCGTTGAATGGATGTGCGTGAAGCAGATTGAGTTTCAGCAGATGGGACTTGTCATTTTTTGGCAATACGAAAGCCAATTTTGGAATGATGAGGTTCAGCGGGTAATCAGCGAAACTGAATCGGAATATGGCGTATCGCTTAACTTGATGAGCATCAAGAATGGCGGGCAAAATAAACTGTTCCGCATGCTATCTATGCACCCGTACTATCAGAACGGCCGTATATGGGTAAACGAGCTGTTAAAGGCTAGCCCCGACTATCATGTAGGTAAAAATCAATTGCTAGCGGTTGAGCCTGGTATGACCGAACACGATGATTCACCTGACGCAGATCAGCAAGCAATTGTTAAGCTGGAAATGTACACCGACAGCCCCGAAGAGGCTAAAGATAATAAAAACACCCTGCCTTATTCGGTGGGTAAAATGAAACGTAAATACACTTGGTAACATGAAGTATATCACTAACACCGATCTCAAGAATATCATAAGAGATGATATGTTGACCTCAAGCATCCAGGGACAAACTGAAATGCTTGATGAGCTGGAAACTAACGCCATAGGCAAGGTTAAAGCCTATCTGTTTGGCTTATATAAGGTAGATTTAATCTTCGACAGCGAAACCGTGCTGCGCAACCCGTTGCTTGTAGAGATTATCGCCAAGCTGGTAACGTATGCGGCCGTGCGCAGGAATGCAGCGCGCAAAGTACCTGCCGATTATTCCGACCTTGAAGATCAGGCATATAGCTTGCTGCAACGTGTAGCAGATGGTAAGATGACACTTATTGACTTACCCGTAGTTACCAACGAGGATGGAACAGAAAAATTAATGTGGGGCAACTCCAAAAAAACAGAGAATTATGTCTAAAACCAACTGGCAACATAAGCTAATCAATAACCTATTGAAATTAGCAACTCGCAACGGCGGCTTATCGAAAGAGGTTGAACAAAAATTAGTCAAAAGTGTGGCAAATAATACCATCTTTAATGAGTATTACGAACGAAGTGCCACGGATGGCGGCTATGAACGGCAGGCCGTTGCTTACCGTGAAAAAGAGATTAAAGATTGGATCATGGCCGTGGCAGGTGCCACCGATCCTGACAACCCCAGTCGCAGCGCATTGTATCGCGTGTATGAGTCTCTTTACTTAGATGACCACCTACAAACAACATTCGACAACCGTGCATTAGCCTTGCAGCAAGCAAGCTGCATCATTGTAGACAAGAACGGCAAGGAAGACGAAGCGGCAACCATGTTGCTTGAACGGCCGTGGATGCAAGACTTAAAAAAGCTATACGTAAAGTGCTTGCTGCAAGGTCCTACCCTTGTGCGCATGAGTGAGTTGCGCACGGACAACATGGAGCTAAAAGAGATAGAAGAATACCCGCAATGTAACTTTATTGCGCCTAAAGGTATTATCCTCAATCGGGATGGTGACACTACCGGATTATCGTATAAAGAGGGAGCACTAGCAAACTACTTTGTGCAGTTTGGTAACGATTGGTCGTTGGGAATGCTCAATGAGTTGGCTATCATCATCATGGCCAAAAAGCTAGGTCTAGGCAGTTGGTTGAGTTACATCGAAAAATACGGCATACCACCTATTTTTGCGATCACTAATCGCCTGGATGTGAAGCGACGTGATGAGTTGTTTGACATGTTATCTCTGTTTAGCAGCAACCATTTCGGTGTGTTGCAAGGCGATGAAAAAATAGAAATTGGTAAAGAGATGGCCAGCTCCGGCAGTAATGCGTTTAACCCGTTGTTGCAACGTGGTGATATGCAGATCAGTCGCAGAATATTGGGGCAAACAGGTACCACCACCGAAGAGGCCTATGTTGGCACCGCTCAGGTACATGAGCGGGTAGAAGAGAAAAGACACAATGCCGACAAGATGATGTTTGGTTATTACTTTAACACAGAGATATTGCCACGGCTTGTCAAGTTGTCGCCTGTCTACCGTGTGCTAGAGGGTAAGACACTGCAATGGGATAATGCCGAAAAAATGAACGTGGCAACGTACATTGATGCTATTACCAAGTTAGCCGGCTTATTTGATTTTGATCCGGAAGAAATTAAAGCGAAAACAGGCTTACCCATCTTGGCAGCCAAGCAAGTCGTTGTACCGGCTACACC